CAATTTCAAGTAAACCTTGAATTATGTAAAACACCTTTTGAATCAGACTGGGGTGCAGTATCTATGGGCTATTCAGCTTTTGATAATTTGCCACCTGATTTTGCAAGTTTCTTAATTGCACACGTTGCAAAAGAAGTTGCACAAAAAACAGAGCAAAACATCTGGAATGGTGCTACTGCTAACGTAGGTGAATTTGATGGATTTGTTCCATTAATGACTGCTGATGCATCTGTAATTGATGTAGTAGGAACACCAGTTAATTCAGGTAACGTTATTGCTGAATTAGGTAAAGTTGTTGATGCAATTCCTTCAACACTTTATGGTAAAGATGATTTATATATATATGTATCTCAAAACGTTGCTAAAGCATACGTTAGAGCATTAGGAGGATATGCTGCTATAACTGACGCAAATGGCGGTGGTGTTGCAAATGGTATCGACAACAAAGGTACATTATGGTTTGGAAATGGTGAAAACCTTTCAATCGATGGTGTAAAAGTATTTGTTGCTAATGGACTACCTAACAATCATATGGTTGCTGCTGAAAAATCTAACCTTTATTTTGGAACTGGACTTTTATCAGATCACAACCTTGTGAAATTAATTGATATGGCTGATATTGATGGTTCTAAAAATGTTAGAGTAATTATGAGATTTACAGCAGGAGTTCAGTACGGAATCGGAAGTGATATTGTACTTTATTCTTAATAAATTAAATTAACCAAAAAAACAGGGTAGGTGGGGTATATGCCTACTTACCCTTTTTTTATAAAAAAAATATAAACTATGGCTTGTACATTAAACACAGGGAGAAAGTTACCTTGTAAAAGTGCCTTCGGTGGCATAAAAACAGTTTGGTTTGGTGATTTTGGAGGCATTACAGGAGTTACAGTAGATTCAGCTACAAAACAAGTAACAACTATTTCAGGAACACAACCAGATTGGTATCAATTTGATGTAAAAGGGAATTCCTCACTTGAGACGACTGTAACAAGTTCAAGAGAAAATGGAACAACTTTTTATACTCAAACTTTAAACTTAACATTAACATACTTAGATGCTGCTACTCAAGCTGAATTACAACAAATTGCAGTTGCAAGACCATATGTTGTTGTTGAAGATTATTATGGAAATCAATTCTTATGTGGACTTGAAAATGGAATGGAATTTGTTTCAGGAACTGTAGTTACTGGAGCTGCTGCTGGAGATTTATCAGGATTTACTTTAGTAATGGAAGGACAAGAAGAATTAGCTCCTTACTTTTTAGATTCAGGATTAATTGTTGGTGATGCTACTCAAATCACACCAAACTAATATTTATTGATATTAAAAATTAAGCATCCTTAGGGGTGCTTTTTTTTTGCATTAACATTTTAACAAAATAAGTTATTTCTTACGTTATATATACAAATGATTGTATTAACCACATCTGCACTTGCTCAAACATTAGAAGTTATACCAAGAACATATGGTACGCAATTTACATTATCAGTTAGAGATGACAGTACAAATGTAACACAAACATATGAAGTTACTAATGCGGTAACATCTGGGAATTATTTGACTTTTTCACAAGCATTTAACCCTGTTTTAGTTGAAGGTCATTTTTACGATTTAGAATTATATACTGATCCAAATTTTTGGAATACAAATTATTTTCTTTGGGAAGTTTATAATGAATTTTGGAATATAGATACTACAAACATTGTAGATATATTTAAAGACAGAATTTTCTGTACAGATCAAGAAATAGATCAAATGGATAATTTATATTATAACATAAATAAAAATCAATACATTACAGATAATTCTTATAATAATGATTACATTGTAATATGAAAAATAGAAAAAGAAATAAATTAGGGCAATTTGTAAAAGATTCTAAATCAGAAATTAGTTTTGTCAATTTAAGCACTTATACAAGTCCTCAAGTAACAGAAGTACCAAATCAAGAATGGATAGGTTATGGAGAAGATAATAATTATTTTCAATTCTTAATTGACAGATACAATGGAAGTCCTACAAACAATGCTTGTATCAATGGTATTTCACAACAAATTTATGGTAAAGGTTTAGGAGCTACAGATTCAGACAAAAAACCTGAACAGTATGCTCAAATGATTACATTATTTAAAAAAGATATTGTAAGAAAACTTTGTTATGATTTAAAATTAATGGGTCAATGTGCTATACAAATTATCTATTCAAAAGACAGAACTAAAATTGCACAAATAGAGCATATGCCTATTGAAACATTAAGAGCAGAAAAATGTAATGAAGAAGGTGATGTAGCTGCTTATTATTATTTTAAAGATTGGGCAAAATTAAAACCTTCTGACAAGCCATTAAGAATACCAGCATATGGAATGTCAAATGAAAATATAGAAATTTATTACATTAAGCCATATAAATCTGGTTTTTATTATTATGCACCTGTAGATTATCAAGGTGGAATACAATATGCTGAATTAGAAGAAGAAATCTCTAATTACCACTTAAACAATATAATGAATGGGTTAAGTCCTTCAATGTTAATTAATTTTAACAATGGAACACCTAATCCACAAGAAAGAGAACTTATTGAAGCAAGAATTGCACAAAAATTTAGTGGAACAAGTAATGCAGGTAAATTTATATTATCATTTAATGACAATAAAGAATCACAGGCAGAAATTACACCTGTTCAGCTATCAGACGCTCATAATCAATATCAATTTTTAAGTGATGAATCACAAAGTAAAGTATTAGTAGCTCATAGGGTTGTTAGTCCAATGTTACTTGGTATAAAAGACAATACAGGTCTTGGAAATAATGCAGAAGAAATAAAAACTGCATCCTTGCTTATGGATAATACTGTTATTAGACCATTTCAGGAACTTTTAATAGATTCCTTTGATGAAATACTTGCTTTTAATAATATTGCCTTAAATCTATATTTTATTACGTTACAGCCATTAGAATTTACTGATGTTGATCGTAGTGTACAAACAGATGAAGAAATTGAAGAAGAAACTGGAATTAAAATGTCTATTAATTTGAAAGAAATAGACGGATTAAAAGTTTATGAAACTATAGAAGAAGCAGAAGCAGCAGCCAAAGAAATGGGTTGTGAAGGACATCACGAACACCAAGAAGGGGATAAAGTATGGTATATGCCTTGTGAATCACACGATGAAATAGATCTTAAAAAACCTTGTCAAGCTGGATATGAGCAATATGGAATGAAAGTTAAAAACGGAAGATTAGTTCCTAATTGTATTCCTATTAAAATGTCAAGTGAACTTGGAGAAGTTATTTTAGAAAATTTAAAAGGCGAAGTCATTAGTGATGAATGGGAACTTGTAGATGAATTAGAAGAAGGTTCTGAAATTAGTGATGAAGATTGGGCAAATATATGTATTGATGAAAAAAAGAATTTATTTCAACAACTAAAAGATCAAATTACTGCTAAACCAGATGGTTTTAGTTATTTAGATTCTAAAAACTATAAAATTAGATACAAATATGCAGTTGGTTCTAAAAAGCCAAGTGAATCAACAAGAGATTTTTGTGAAAATATGATGCGTTTATCAAGAGAAGGTATTGTATATAGATTAGAAGATATTGACAAGGCATCAAGAGAAGGTGTTAATAAACAATTAGGTCATAAAGGCAAAGCATACGATTTGTTTAAATTTAAGGGTGGCATTTATTGTAGACATAAATGGATGCGTCAATTATATAGATTAAAAGCAAACACTAAACCTTCTAAAGATTTAAATGATTACAAAAAAACAAGAACAATACCTAAAACATATATAAAAAATCCAGTAGGAACTAAACAATCAGAAATAGCACCAGTTAATATGCCTAATCAAGGAGCATACCCAAAATAAAAAACTATGGCAACAGCATTATTTATAAATAGAACCGATCTTGTAAGAAATTCCATAATAGATGGAAATGTAGATACTGATAAATTTATACAGTTTATAAAAGTAGCTCAAGAAATAGATATACAAAATTATACAGGAACGGATTTATATAATAAAATATCAACTTTAATTGCTAATGGTGAAATTGATGACATACAAAATGCAAAATATAAAACTTTACTAAACACTTATTTACAACCTATGTTAATATGGGCAGCACAAGTTTATTATATACCATTTGCAGCGTATTCTATTAAAAATGGGGGTGTATTTAAACATAGATCAGAAACAAGTGATACAGTAAGTAAAAATGAAGTAGATTATTTAGTAGATAAAGCAAGAGAATTTATGGAATATTATTCCAGACGTTTTATTGATTTTATGGCGTTTAATCAATCAGATTATCCTGAATATACAAGCAATACAAATGACGATATTTATCCTGATTATGATGCATTATTTAATGGCTGGGTACTATGAGATATAAACCAAAACAAAAAAATATAGAAAAATTAAAAACGTTTTTAAAGAAACAAGAAAAAATAAAGAAATATGGCAAGTCTATTTAACACAAGAATATCAGATACTTATCAGGGTTTAATAAAAACTATTGATAATGCTGCAATTACTGCAACTTTAAAAGAATTAACAGACGGATCAGGAAATGCTACTGGTGTTTATTTAAACAATGCAGGGGATTTTAAGGTTACTGCTATTTTAGAATTTGGTTCTTTAAAAGATACTGGAGAAAACATTATTATAAGCAAGTTTGTAGATGCTGCAGATGGCGTTTTAAACAACGATAACGACACTTCTATACCTACAACTGCTGCTATTATAGATTATGTTCAAGGACACGTTACATTGCAAGATTTAGACTTTGAAGGAGATTCAGGAAATGGATCTGTTGATTTAGATAGCCAACTATTAGACATTGCTGGAACTGCAAATCAAATTACAACAGTAGCATCTAACCAAACATTAACAATTTCTTTAGATTCAAGTGGTGTTGTATTGCCAAACGGATCAACTGCAACAACACAAAGTCAAGGAGATAATTCTACAAAGATTGCTACAACTGCCTATGTAGATATATTAGATGCAGCGTCTGATTTAGATTTTTCTGGTGATAGCGGAACAGGAGATGTTAATTTAAACTCACAAACATTTGCCATAACAGGAACAACTAATCAAATTATAACTGCTGCTTCAGGTCAAGGATTAAGTTTAAGTTTACCTGCAACAGTACATAGAAATTTACAAGGAAATGTAACAGGAAACGTTACAGGAGATTTAACTGGTAACGTAACAGCTACTTCTGTATTAGCAGATGGTGTTACAGCTACAACACAAGCATCTTCAGACGATTCAACAAAAGTAGCAACTACTGCTTATGTAAAAAGTTTAAACAATGCAAGTGATTTAGATTTTACAACAGATTCAGGAAGTGGTGCAGTTGTTTTAAATACAGAAACATTAAGTGTTATAGGTACTGCAAACGAAATAGAAACTTCAGGATCTGGTCAACAAATACAAATAGGTTTACCAAGTTCAATAAATGTAAATGTTACAGGAAATCTTACAGGAAACGTTACTGGAAATGTTACAGGTGATGTAATTGGAGATGTAACAGGAGATTTGACTGGAAATGCAGATACTGCTACTGCTTGGGAAACTGCAAGAGATTTATCTTTAACAGGTCAAGCAACTGGTACTATTTCAGGGGTTGATGGATCAGGAAATGTAAGTGGTTCAGTAACATTAGATAATAATTCAGTAACAGCTAAAGTTTTAACAGGATTAACTTCACCTTCAGCAAGTTCTGTTTTAGCAACCGATACAATACTTGAAGGATTTGGAAAATTACAATCTCAAGTAAATGGTTTAGCAGGTGGTTTAAGATTTATGGGATCTTGGGATGCAGATACAAATTCACCAGTATTAAGTTCTGGTGGTGGTGAAGCTGCAAACGGAACAACAACAGGTGTTCAAGCAAATAAATTAATTGATAGTTCTGCAAGTTTTACTACAACAGTAACAGTAGGAGACAAAGTAATAAACCAAGTTGACGGACAAAGTGCATTAGTTACAAACATAGATAGCAATACAACACTTTCACTTGATGCAGATATAATGTTAAGTGGTGAAGATTACACAATAGACAATTCGCCATTTATAATACAAGGGCATTATTATGTTGTAAGCGTTGGGGGTACTACTACATTAAATGGTGTATCTAACTGGACTGTTGGAGATTGGGTTATTGCAGGAGCAAACAATCAATGGACTAAATTAGATCATTCACAAGTTGATGGAACTGGAACAACAGGAAACTTAACTAAATGGTCAGCAACACAAGTAATTGCAGATTCAATAGTTTCTGAATCAGGAAGTGCAATAACAGTTGATGGTTCATTATCTACAAATACTAATTTAAGTTCAACAGGAGATTTTGCAGTAAACACAAATAAATTTAATGTAGCTGCAGCAAGTGGAAATACATCTTTTGCAGGAAATTTAGCAATCAATACAAACAAGTTTACAGTTAATGCAACGACAGGAGATAGTGTTATAGCAGGAAACTTAAATTTTCCAGACGATAAAAGAATAAGGTTAGGGGATTTAAATAATTTACAAATTTATTATGATTCTACTGCTGCAGCAGGTCAAGGTGGGGGGATAATAACAGGTATTCGTACTTACATAGAATCAACTTTTTTTCAAGTAGGTTCAAGCACAAAAACTGCAATATCAGTTGATGCAAATAACTATGTTATATTATACCAAAATAATAGTGAAAAATTAAGAACAATAGGTACAGGTGTAGATATAACAGGAGCTATAAATGCAGATTCAGCAACTATTGCAGGAAGTGTAACTATAACAGGTGGAACAACTGATGGTTTAAATATTACAACATCAGGAACTCAAGATACTATTAAAATAGATAGAGCTGCTACGAGTGATAATGCAATAACTAAATATCAAACTGGAAGTGTTGATAAATGGATAGTAGGTTTAAGAAATACAGGAGATGACAATTTTAGATTTTATAATTATGGAACTTCAAGCGATTCATTAATTATTGATACTTCAGG